ATCCGAGACGCTTTAGGCATACAACTGAACCGCGCGCTGACCATTTCGCGGACGGAAGTTATGCGGGCGCAGCGCATTGCGACGGCGGAGAGCTATAAAGCGAACGCGGACGTGATAAAGGGTTGGCGTTGGCAGGCAGCCCTGACTGGAAACACCTGCCCGGTGTGCCTTAGCTTGCACGGAAGCGAACACCCGATAACGGAGACAATGAGCAGTCATCCGGCTTGCCGCTGCACCAGCACGGCAATTGTAAAAAGCTGGGAAGAGTTAGGCGCGGAATACGGAGTAGACTTTTCTGGAGTGGAGAAGGCTGGTCCGTCATTTGCGGATGTGGCTAAGAAATACGGCATTACGCCGGAGCAGCAGCGAACATATGCCAACCGCAAGTTGAGCGGAGAGGCATACTTCCGGAGCTTGAGCGCGGAGGAACAGCGCGCCATCCTGGGACCATCAAAGTGGCTGGCGTGGAAAGATGGCAAGTTCGGGTTTGACGCATTGAGCCGGAAGACATACAGCGCGTTATGGGGCGAAGGCGTGAGACAGGCCAGTCTGGTTGAGCTGCTGGGTGAAGCAGAGGCAAAACGATATATGGCGATGGCAAAACTTGCAGACAGCTTGCAAAAGTAAAGATATTGTGCTAATATTGGTATTGACATAAACACATCGACCGCCTGAGACAATCAGCCCGTCGGTGGGGATAAAAGCCGCACGCAGAAGCGTCCCGCTCTTGAGACCAAAATAACTGGTCTTTGGAGCGGGCGTTTTTGTTCAATTCAAAACACGCGACACCGGCGGTCAACTGGTGGGGAGATGAGCACATGGCTGAAGAACAAGCCAAACAGGTAACAGAGAACGGACAGACCAGCGAACAGGGCGGGGAAGGTACCGCGAACGCCGGCGGGGCTGAGAAGAAGACGTTTTCACAGGATGACGTAAACCGGATTATAAAAGCGCGGGCTGAACGTGAGCTGCAGACTGTTCTGCAAGAAGCAGGGCTGGCGGGCGTGGACGAGCTGAAAGGGCTTGTTCAGGCGAAACGCCAGGCTGAAGAAGCGCAGAAGTCAGAAATGCAGAAACTTCAGGAACGCGCGGCGCAGCTGGAAAAACAGCTGGCGGACGCGGCTGAGAAGCAGAAGGCGTTGATGACACAGAGCGATATTACCGCGAAGGCGGCGAAGCTGGGCATCATCGACCCGGACGCGGCGTACAGGCTGCTGGATACCAGCAAGCTGGAGTATGACGAAGCAGGGCAACCTACGAACTCCGAAGCGCTTCTCACGGGATTGCTGAAGGACAAGCCGTACCTGGCGGGCGGCGGCGCGAGCGCAATGAACCCGGCTAAGTCGTCTGGCAACCAAAAAGACCCAATCACGATCGCGGCAAGAAAAGCCGCCGGGTTGGAATAGTTTGAAAGGAAACTAAACAATGACACAATCTATCGTTTTAGCACAGAAATTTCAACCTATTTTGGATGAAATTTATAAAGCATCTTCCCTCACTGCGCGCATGGACGCGAAAATCAAACCGGTCAACTTTGCCGGTGCGAACGTGGTGCAGGTTTTCAAAACCGACCCCATTGGTTTGGGTAAATACAACCGCGTAAGTGGTTATCCTGCCGGCCAAGTTGTAGGATCATGGGAAACCTTGACCCTGGCTACTGAACGCGGTCGGTCATTCGTCATCGATCGCATGGATGACGAGGAAACTCTCGGTATGGCCTTTGGAACACTGGCCGGAGAGTTTATCCGCACTAAAGTTGCCCCTGAGCTGGACGCTTACCGCTTCAGCAAGTACGCCTCCACCTCCAGCATTAACGCTGCCACTCCCGCGACCCTGGATGCCAACACCATCATCCCCGCGCTGGATGCCGCGAAGTTGGAACTGGACAAGGACGAAGTACCGGCTGAAGGGCGTATCCTGTACATCAGCGACACCTGCTTGAGCTATCTTGAGGGCAAGGTCAGCCGCTTCCTGGGCAACGAAAACGCCGTTGACAAACGCGTGACGAAATACAGCGGCATGGAAGTGATCATGGTCCCACAGACCCGTTTCTACAAGGGTATCACCCTCGATGACGGTGTAACTGTGGATGCTGGCGGCTACTCTAAGGGCTCTGGCAAGGATATCAACTTCATGATCATCCACCCAACCGCAGTGCTCCAGGTCGCAAAGCATGATTCCCTGAAGGTGTTCACACCGGAACAAAACCAGACCACCGATGGCTGGCTTATGCAATATCGCTTGTACCATGACGCGTTTGTGTACGCAAACAAACTCAACGGTATCTACCTGCATTGCAAGGCCTAAATGGTCAGGCTGGTAAATTGCGGGATCACAATCGAAGTTAATGCGATTGAGGCGCAGCGTTATTTAGCGGCTGGGTACGTTGAGGTTGAGGAGCCGGTAGAAGTGCCGGCTCCAGCCCGACCCGAGGCGGCTGAAGAAACGACAACGCGCAAGATCGCGAAGAAAGGCTAATTTCTATGGCAACAATTAAATCTCTTACCGGCGCGGGCTGGCTGAAGGATGCGGATGACAACTTTGCGGCTGTCAACGCGGAATTGGCCTACACCACCGGTTTGCATGTAACTCCGTTCGTGTTTGACACGGCGGTCAATGACGCTGCTGAAGTGCCGGCAAGCAATAAAACTGTGGCGGCTCACCCGTTGGCTGTGACTATTCCAGCCAAAGCCATCGTTCTGGGCGGGCATCTGGACGTTATCACGGCGGTCACATCGGCTACCCAGAGCTCGACTGTGGCGATTCACCTGGCGAACCCGGCTGACGTTTTGACTACTACGGAAGGCGCGGAAGCGAATTTGACGCTTGCGGCACAAATTCCGATGGCGGCTCTCAAGGCTGCTCCGATCAAGTTGGCGGCTGCGAAGCCCGTTACCGTCACCGTTGGCACTGCCGCTCTGACTGCTGGCAAGATCAACGGCTATATTATCTGGATTGAAGGTGCATAATGGCTGGACCAATCTCTGGAATTGACTGGGCAAGCAAAATCCCAGTTGGCGGGACGTATACGGTATCCGATACTCCTACGTCGATAACTATTAACACAGGCAAACCTAATGCGGTTGGATTTGTCTTTCAGGTTTTTAGAGCAGGGGTAGAAGCTACTACTGCTGCAAAAGGATCAATTACCGGCGGGGTTCTCAAAATTGAGAATAACTCATCGACTTTTGTCTTGACTGCTGCTGACGTGATCAACTGGATCGTATTCTAAGGCAGGAGCTGAACGATGGCACGCGCGGCAATGGCAAGCATTATCACACTGGTACGGGGGTTGATAAACGACCCGGCGGGCGCGAGCCAGCAGTTCACGGACGACGCAATCGAAGACCGGCTTGACCTGACGCGCACATATCGCCTGAAGGAAGAACTGACTGCGCTTGCTGAGCCAGCGGGCACGCAGCTAAAGTTCCAATCCGCATATCGCTATTGGGAAAGCGACCTTTCGCTCACAAATCCTGCTGGCACTGTACTTAGCCCCACAAGCTCAGACCCCATCAGCGGCTACTTTGTCTTTGGAAGCACGCAGACTGGCGTATACGCCACCGGCTTCACGTATGACGTTTATGCCGCAGCCGCGGAGTTGCTGAGCTTGTGGGCAGGCAGCATTGAGCAGGACATTTTGAAGTTCAGCGCGGACGGAAGCAGTTACGAGTTCAGCGGTATTCGCGAGGCGAAACTGAGACTGGCAGCGCAGTACATGGCACGTTCGAGCGCGTTTGGCGCGATCGCGAGCGTGGGATTGGTGCGTGATGACCACTACGTTGATTAGCACGGAAGCATTGGCGCAAATGCGCGCAGTGCAGGAAAGCAACCTGCCGGAGACGGCCTACATTCAGCGGCTGACGGTGACGAACGGCGCGGACGGGCAATCTGAAGCCTGGACGACCTACGCGACCGTGAACGCGCGGCTGGGTGAACCGAAGGGCGACGTTGAAAAGCAGGTGGCTGCGACCATCAAAGTTGGGAAGGTGAACGTGATCACGCTGAAGGCTGGAACGGCGTTGGCTGACAGCGACCAGATCCAAATCAACAGCGTGAATTACCGCGTGCATTGGACGAACCAAAACAAGAGCCACGCGACAGCATTGCGCGTGATAGTGACGGAGGTTTGATATGAGTTTTGACCAGATTGTGAACGGCGTTCCCTTGATTTTTGTGGTGATGGGGTTGGTTGAGCTTGCGAAGGTATTCGGAGCAAGCGGAAAGCTCCTGACCGGTATCAGCGTTGGCATCGGGCTTGCGCTGGGTATGCTGTACCAAATCAGTCTGGGCGTGCCGGTTGACTTTGCCGGCTGGTTCGGCGCGGCTGTGTATGGGTTGGCGTTAGGCATCACGGCAAGCGGCGTGTACAGCGCGATTCGCAACGCGGCGAACCCTGGTCAGGGGTAAGCCGTGAGCGGCGAACAGCTTGCGGTGATATTCGCTGCTCTGTTCGGGGGCGGCGGTTTAGGCGCGGTTATTGTAAACGCCATTGCTAATCGCAAGCGGGTAGGCGCGGAGACCGAGAAAATCAAGGCGGACTGCCTTGCGTCGCTGTCGGGCGCGTACGAAACGCGTCTGGACGCGCTAACGAAACGCGCTGTACAACTTGAGGCAAAAGTGGACCAACTGGAAACGCAAGTTAGCGGTCTGCGTACCTTGCTGTCAGACAGGGAGGCAACTATCTTGAATTTACAGCAGGAAAACGCAGACTTGCAAGCACAGTTGGACAAGATGTCGGCGGCGGTAAAAGGCCGCGATAAACGCATCCGTGAGCTTGAACGCCAGGTGGCTGAACTTACTGAACGCCTGAACGCGATGAACGGGAAGAGCGGTGTGACTACAGATGGTTGAGGTTACGTTCCGCACCACTATCAAATATGACCGCATTCCTGAAATAACGGCGCGCTTCCCGGGCGCGGTGCGTGCGGTGGTGGCAAAGGCCGCGCTGGATATTGAGGCGGACGCGAAAGCGCTTTGCCCGGTGGATACCGGCGCGCTGCGCGCCAGCATCAAAGCGGAGATAGACGGGACGCGAGCAACCATCGAACCGCACAAGGATTACGCGGGTTACGTGGAATTCGGAACGTACAAGATGGCGCCGAGGGCGTACATGCGGCCGGCAGCTGACATCAACGAGCCGAAGTTCATAGCGGCAATGGAAGCACTGGCGGCGCACTTATGAGCAACGCGGCGAGCTGGATCTACTCGACATTGACGACGGACGCAACGCTGAGCGCGCTGATTAGCACGCGGGTGTATCGGGACCAGGCGCCGGAAGCGGCGACCTTCCCGTTCGTCACGTTCACGCAGATCGACGCGGTGCCAGTGAAGAACGCGTTCGCGGATATTCTGATGGACGGTGAGCGCTGGCAAATCAGCGCGTACGATGATGGAAAAACGTATACGACAGTAAACAGCATCGCGGCAAGACTGCGTACCCTGCTGCATAAGACGCGCGGCAGTAACGTGGTGAGCAGCGTGCTGGAAGCGGAGTTCACGCGTTCGGAAACAGACGACGCGGGGAACATGTACAAGTCGGTTATTTTGGACTTTCGGGTCCATACACAGTAGGAGTGACTATGACCTTACCAGCAACAGTTTATCAAGGCATTCAAGTGGGTGTGGAGAGCACAGCGGGCACGCCAGTGGCGGCCAACAAGAAGCTGCTTTCCGTCACGATGAAGCCAAGCCCACAAACGGAAACGAGCCCATTCCGGGCAATGGGCAACAAATACGCCAGCTTTGTTTCGCTCAACAAAGAGTGGACAAGCATCAACATCGAGGGGCAGCCAACCTTCAACGAAATCGTGTACCTGCTTTCAGGCCTGATGCACTACGCCGCGCCCGTACAGCAGGGCGCAACGGCCGCGTACAAGTGGACGTTTGTTACGAATACGTCCGCCGCGGATGTAGGCAAGACATTCACCATTGAACAGGGTGACGCGAGCAGAGCCTGGCGCGTAGCAGGCGCGCGCGTGAGCGGTCTGACTTTTGACTTTGGGCGCAATGAAGTCCGGGTGAGCGGCAACGGCGTGGGTGAACAGCTGGAAACGGGCATCACCCTGACCGCTGCGCCAACCGCGCTTTCACCGGTCCCGATCCTGCCGACCATGCTGAAATTCTACATGGAAAACACGCAGGCGGCTTTGACTGGCGCGACCGCTTTGACCAACTCGTTCTCGATGCAGTGGAGCCTGACCGATAAATTTGGGTTGGCCTGGCCTGTTGGGCAGGACGCTGTGGCCGTGGAAGGCGAACCGAACGCGAGCGGAAAAATCGTGCTGGCAACCGATACCGCCGGGCTGGGGCTGATTGCCACGCTGCGGGCTGCATCTACCAAGTGGTTCAGAATTGAAGCCACAGGCGGGCTAATCGCCACCCCGTACTACCAAAAACTTACAATCGACTTCCCTGCGCAGATTGAAGCGGTGGGCGACCCTTCGGACACGGACAACGTGTACACGATGGAATTCGGGCTGAAGCCGATTCACGATGCAACCTGGGCTAAGTCCGTGAACATCGAGGTCACTACCAACCTGAGCACGCTGTAGGAGCAATAATGCGAATTAGTGACCTTACAAAAGAGACCAAGAAGCTGGAGGTGGTTTACAGGACTGCCTCCGGCGATTTTCCGGTGAAGCTGGAATACCGGACACAAGCCGTTACGATGGGCTTTCTGAAAGAGCTTGAGCAAGCGCAAGGGGCGGACAGGCTGGTATACCAGGTGACGCAGGTGGTGACGCGCTGGGATTTACAGGATGACAGCGACCAGGTTATTCCGATTACAGCAGCCGGCATTGAAGCGGCCGGAGTGCCTGTATACCTGCTGAACTCTATTTTAGGCGCGATTGCGGAAGACCGGTTGCTTGGGGCTGAAGCAAAAAACGCATAGCGGCGTACCTGTCCGCGCCGAACGTTTATGAGATGCCGCCGCAAGACGAACTGGATGCTTATGAGCTGTTCTTTGTGGCAAAGTGGGCAGGAGTGCCGGCGTGGGAATTGGCGGAAAGGCAGGCGGCGTATTATGACGGGTACAGAGCCGCGCTGTGGATTGAGAACAGGCTGAACTCCGAAGCGATGAGGAAACATGGCACGCATAAGTGAAATCGTAGTCGCGATAGAAGCTGAAGGCACAGAAAAGGTGCTTGCCGCGCTCAACCAGGTGGAAGGCGCGCAGGTAAAAACTGTAAAGACCACCAAACAGCTTGGCGCGCAAACCAAAGAAGCTACCGCGACAGCCAGCGCAGGCTGGGCAACGCTGGTGACTGGCGTGAACCAGGCTATTGGCGTGCTGCAAACGGTCGTGCAGGTTGGCAAAGCGGTCTACGACTTTACCAAGCAGGGCGCGCAGCTGGAGTTCATGGCGGGAAAGTTCGACCGGCTGTCTCTGGCCGCGGGCACGACTTCGGACGTTCTGCTGAATGACCTGCGAAAAGCCACGCAGGGCACGCGCTCGGATATGGAGCTGATGGCAAGCGCGAGCGACTTTATGTCTCTCGGGCTGGCAAAGACCAGCGAAGAGGTGATACGGCTGACGACCGTTGCCGGCGCGCTGAACATGAACATGAACCAGCTGGTATTGACGCTCGCTAACCAAACCACGATGCGCTTTGACCAGTTGGGCGTGAGCGTGGACGGGTTCAAAGAAAAGGTGAAAGCGCTGGAAAACGCTGGCATGAGCGCGAATGACGCGTTCAAAGAGGCGTTCCTGCAGCAGGCCGAGGAGCAGGTGCGCAAGG